TGTTAGTTTAGATCTATTTCTAGTTCTCTTTCCAGGATTACCTAGACCAATTCTCTGTTCTCTATTTACTTTTGCTGAAGTGTAATCAAAGAAGATTAATCCTTGCTGGTCTTGTTTAACTTTATCGGCCTGTTGAGTGTAGGTAGCTCTAATCTCTTCTCTAAAGTCAAAAATAGTTCCTAAACTCGTATTTCCGGTAGCTCCAATTGGAGTTCTTGCGATTAATCCTTTTTGAGTTAATGTATAAACTCCTAAATCAGTTGTTTTTTGGGAATTACTATCTGGGAAGGTACCTACTGTGTAGTAGACACTTGGGTCGAAGGTAAAGGTTGCCCTATCTTCGGATATTTGATTGTTTAAAAATGATTCGTTAGCAACTAGAGTCTCAGTTCCATTTAATTGTTGCTGCCTTCTAGAAGCTATATCTGATGCGTATCCTAGACTAACAGCTTTGTTTGAAGCTCCTAAGTACCTAGTATAGTCATAATTAATAAGAGAAGCTTTTGTTGTAGAACGTGTTAGAGCAGCTTGCTGCTTGTTAAGATTTGCGCCACTGTATACTCTATCGCCGGCGAATGGAATCACCGTTCTACCGATTCCTTTTAGTGAATTAGGACCCCCAGAGTATGAAAGTAAGGTAGTTGGGTCGTTAGATACTCCTGTAGGAGCTCCAACACCGTATACAAAATTAGGCTTTCTGAAAGTAGGATCTGCTGTTGTTAAATCGCCTATCTTTCTTTCAAATAAAACAGTTAGCCTGTTTGTAGTGTTAAAATTATATAGGTTTTTATATTGATACTCGTATTTTTGAGTATTATCAAAAATAGGAAATAGACCTTGCTTTTCAATATGTAGTCCTGTTCCAGAAGCTCCAACTTGAGCTAAAGTCATCAAAGGGTTATACAACCCTGATGTTGGTGTTGCACGGTTAGGTCTTCCGGGAACTATTGGATTTTGTAGAGAAAGTAATTCTTGTTTAGCGATAAACAATCCACCTTCTCTAGAAAGTAAAAATTTAGTTATTCTTTTAAGATCGTCTGCTCTATCATTTAGAGCATTTTTAGGATCTCTTAATAAGAAGTCTGGGAAAGTAGTTGTAGGTTCAGATTCTACTGATGGTAGTTTTGTCTGTATAAAAGGCTGTTTACTACTACCACCTCCAGGCCTATCATTACCGTATTTTAAGCTACGGGAATTATATTTGAATTGGGAAGGATCTGCTAGTAGTTCTTTTAAAGCCATTCTTTAGTTTTTATTATAAAGTAGAGAGTCTACACCCAAGGATGAGTGCACTACCAATCCTACCGATTAAGGACGCTTAGGTAGAGGGGTAATTCTACTTGCAGCTCTAGCATCATCAGGTCTTAACGTTACATCGTAAGTTCCTTTCTCGAAGCTATCATTAATAGCAGGGTAACTAGCATCTCTGTTAGCTGCCGAAGGTACTACTCCATTCAATGAAAGATTTGGAGTCTTGTTAGTTTTTAATCTTTGTTCTAAAGTAGTTGCCATAATTCTAGGTTAGTTATGTTTACTGTTATAAATATTGAAGGTATTGAAATTTATTAAACTGTTGCACTATAATCTACAGATCCACCAAATGCTCTAGCATTCTTACCTACTTGGTAATCTTGTCTGGCGTTAGCATTTCCTATTGCTGCACCGTTTAAGTTTAAGCTAATCTTAGTATTTGAAGGAGCAACACTAACTTGGTTGTTAATAGTCGACTGTCCTCCACTGCCTTGATTCGCAGAATAGGGGAAGTCTTTATCTGTGGTTGCAAAGAACCTATCTTCGTCGTTTAGTGCAAATGCACCTTTTCCTTCTACCATTAAGGTTCTTTTTCCATACCCATCACCACCTGAATACAAGTCATCTGCTTTGAAATCCGCCATAGCACCGGCTAGTAATCCTAAAGCTGCTAAAACACCACCTATCACAAGTCCGCCGGTTAATACAGTAGCTGCTGCTGTAGATCCGGCTGCTAATAATCCTGCCTGTATAGCCATTGTTGTCAAGCTAGCTATCGCTCTAGCAAATGATAAGCCTACTAAAGCTCCAACTGCTGTGAGTACTATTGTTGAACTAGAGGCTAGAGAAGCAAATCCGCTCATTATGGGTTCTAAAGCATATCCGATCCTACCTATTATCTCTTGTATCTTTTCTAATGTTGCTTTGAATTTATCTCCGATAGATAAAGCTTGCATTTGTTTATAGTTAGCTTCTCCAAACTTTTCTCTAAATTTATCAGCACCTAAAGCGGCAAATTGCTGCTGTAGGACCATTTTGCTGAGTTCTTCTCTGCTCATTCCAATAGCTTTTGCAGTAGCTTCTTGAGCTAATCTATTATTAGAAGCGAAAGCTTCAATAACTTCTTGGTTATTTCTTATCTCTTCTGTTAGTTCTGCGGTTTGATTTGTTAATGCGTAATAGCGGGCCTGTTCTAGGTTTAATTGTTTGCCAGTCATTAACTCGGCTGATAATTCATTTTCAATAGAAGACTGGAAGTCTAGTAGAGAACCTGCAATCTGGTCTACTTGTCCTAGTGATAATCCTAACTGTCTTGCTTTTGTTGATGCGTCAGCTAATTTATCAACACTACCCCCTAAGCTAACCGTGGTTGCAGCACTTGCTGTTGAGATATCTCTAAAAACATCTTTAATATTAATAGAGGTTCCTCTTTGTTTATTTAAAGCAACAACATTTTTAGAAGTATTTTGTAATACATCTTCTGTGTTTTTACTCTGTAGCTTTGATAAGTAGGTTAATCGAGTGGCTTCATCGTTGGTAAACCCTAATCTCTGTGTTAAATTAGTAAAAGTCTCTAAAGTTTGTCCAGAAATATCGGCGGCAAAGCCTAGATTAGCGCTTAAATCCCGGAAAGATTGATTTAATTTCTTACTAGTTATAAAAACATCGTTAGAAAGAATAGCTTGATTTTCTAATTCTTTAGAAATACTTGTTGCATCTGATTTTGTTAAACCAAAAGCTTTTTGTAAATCTGTAATTTTACTACTAGCAGATTGTATTGCTTTGATTACAAAAGTAAAAACGGCTGCTGGGTCTAATAGAGTTTCTTTAAAGGTTTGACCTGTTAACGATATAGCTTTTCTAAGAGACTGGAACTGTGTTGGGTAGGATCCGGTCTTTTTTCTATAATCCTCAGCGTAATCGTTTAATTTTTCTTGTGATTTCTTTATTCCGTCTCCTACTCCTTTAATATTGCCAAGTGTTTTTAGTACTTTCCCGGAAATACCTAAACTTTTTTCCCTATCTTCTTCTATTTTTTTAGCTTGCTCTTCCTGTTTCTTACGTTCTTTAGTCTGTTCTTGTGAATACCTTAGCCCTTCTGCATACTGGGATACAAGGCTCTTTTGAGCATCATTTAAGGTTAGGTAAGCAGCTTCTTGATCTTTTAAGTCACCGGTTGTGGTATCAATAAGGTTATCTATATTTTCTAGTTGGGCTCCTTGAGTTTTTAATACTCCTACTAAACTAGTACCGGCTGCTAACTCTTCGGCTTTTCTTTTATTTATCTGCTCTTGAACTGTTTTTGATTTTAACAATCCATTATTTAAAGCTACAAGATTTGTTGCAGTTTCTTTTGAAGTTTTACCTAGAGTGTTAAAACTTCTTTGAAGGTCTTTAGCTAAGGTCTGACCTACTGTACTAGTGTTTCCTAGGGCATTTTCAAATGCATCCGCTACACTCTCAGTTATGGACCTTAATGCCTCTTCGACGATGGATGCTGTCTCTAAAGCATTTCGCCTGATTTCAGCATTAGTTTCGTTAATATTCTGATTTGGACCGGCCATATATTATAAATAGGAAAAGGCATCGATTTTACGATGCCCTTATCCGTATGATAGTTTTTTACCTCTTGCGTAGTCTGGTACTTCGATTTGACCTCCTTTAATCTTTTTAGCTAAATCTTCCGGGCCTTCGTTCTGTTTGTTTTGTTTGTCGTAATGCTCTTTCATTTGATGAAAGATATACTTTCTCATATGTATGGGAAGTTCGTATACTTCTGTGAAAGAGTATCCGCCTTGACCGTTAAATACTATTTGGTGTATTTGGTCAAATACAAACTTTCTATGCTCAGGCGTCAGGCCAAAAAAAGCTCACATTAATTGGTAATGTAATGTCCTCCTCAACACCACCAAAAGTAGCTGAAACTGTTAAATTGATATCTGGTTGGACTTGCTTAATATACTCTCTCAATGCTCTTGACTCTCTTGCAAGTAGTTGATTGTCTACAAAAGATCTGATTGCTCCTGGTTCTCTTACTCCACCTACTGAGGAGATGATGTATTTTAACCGGGTTGATAACTCAGGATTTGCTTCTTTATTAATTTTCTTTAAACCGGCAAGTTCCTGTCTGATCTTATCTTCGTCTCCAACAGTTAAAATCTTAAAAGTAATTTCTGTTTTAGAGAAAGGTAAAGTGTAGCTAAACTCATTAACATGAGGAGTGATTAAAGATTCATCAAAAACTTTATCTTCCAACGTAGTCAAATCTACTACTTGCTTTTCTCCTCCGTAAGTAAATTCATAATCTTTACCGTAACCAAGAATCCGGGCAGCAATCATTACTGCATTCTGATCTCCTGTTACTAATTGATTGTAATCAATTTTATCTACGATCAAAGACTGTAGTAATTTGTCAATTACAATACCTTTTTGAATATAGTTTTGATTGGTTAAGATGTCTTCCTCTTTGGCTGTCATGTATTTCATTTCAAGCTTTCCGGAAGCAAGTGGGGAATCTTTGGGGTAAAGTAATCCTTTTGAAGGAAGATCAATAACCTCTGTTGGGAATTTAAATTCTGACATATACTTCTTAGTTATAACTGTTCTAATATAAATATATATGAATTAGGTTTAAACGTCCACTAGAACGTAACTTCCTTTGTAATTCATAACGTTTGTAGGTGACCAATCAATTTCATCTGGATTAATACCTGCTTCTTTAAATGCTTCTTTAAGGCTAATTAAGAATTGCTTTAACTTATCTGATAATTTAGGATCTAATTCTTCGTCGTATACTAAAAAATCTTCTGCCTTAATTCCATTAGCTGCAATTTCTTCTGCTTCTTGAGGTGCTAACTGCTCGGCATTCGTCATATCAATCACACCAGATCTGCCTCCGGCTAGTCTCTCTACTTTATAGATAGGGATAATGCATGAGAAAGAATGGTTTAACAGTTTCTCAGCGTGTTCTAGCTCATCAACATCTGTAGTAAGCTTCTTTACGTCGGATCCTTTTTCCATTACAATGCCATTATCTCCTCCTCCTATTTTTGTATAGCCGTCTTTCTCCAATTCGTATTGTTTGGCTTTTAAAGCCGGTGGCATAACCAGTTCGTTTAGTAGATCTATGAGTTTCATGTAATAAAAAAGCCCTCTCTAATAAATAGGAGGGCTCTTTCTTTAAGGTTAATTTTACTTAGAAGTTTAAGATACAATAATCCATTCCCAAAGTCAAGGAAATGTTTTGTGCTGTTGAATCGTTATCGAAGTTTAATTCACCAAAATCAGCAGTCTTAACAAAAGCTCCTTTTAGTACCCACTCAGAAACGATATCACCTACTGGACCTACGATATCGATTGTTATGTCTTTCTTGTAGAAGTCAGAATAACCATCACGGCCAGTTACTGATTCGTGGTGTAGACGTACCCATTCCATTACTGCCTGTGCTCCTGAAGGAGTGATAGGGTCAAATAATGTTAAGGTTACGTCATTCCACCTCAATTTACCTTTTACTTTACGGTAAACGTTAATATGATTTAGTATAATTTCTCCTTGTTCGAATCCTAATCCGTTAACACCTTTGATGATGTAGGCTGGAATGCCGTCAACGTACATAATAAATCTATTCTGTACTTTAGGTTCAAACGCGGTGAAGAAAATTTCGTCTGCTGTTAAAATTGCCATTTTGCTATTTGTTTATAAATATTGCGTTAGGTTAAAATTATCCTGGGAATGTAGTTCCTGTTGGAGTAATGTTGAAGTCTAAGTAAATGAATTCGGCAGTCTTAGTAGGTTGAATGTAAATTTGACCAACCATTTCGTTTCTGTCGACTACATCTGCTGTGTTGTTTGATTCATCCATCACTACTTTGAAAGCGTAAAGTCCCTGTCTTTGTTGAACTGATTCTAAGTAAGGATTAACCTGAGCTAAGAAGCTGTTTCTAGTAGCAACACTATTCTGTTCGAATACTAAGTTGTTAGCTACTTGAGAGATGTAAGATTTCAAAGAGATCAACAATCTTCTTACGTTTACTCTATCCAAAGCAGAAGCTTTAGTCTGTAAAGTCTTTTGTCCGTATACCACTGTGCCCTGTCCTGGGAAAGTAGCGATTGGGTTAACTTTACCGCTGTACAAAGTATCTCTGTCAGATTGAGCTAATTTTCTTTCTGCTCTGATTACTTGTCCTAATCCACCTCTGTTAATACCTGCAGGAGCGAACCATGGCTCAGCAACTGAATCGTTGAATGCATAAACACCGCCGAGAACAGTTGAAGCTGGAACCCATACTTGCTGACCTGAATCTGGATCTAATACTTGAACCCAAGGCCAGTAAGAAGCAGCGTAAGAAGTATTTCTTGAGCTAGCTTGTGTTACTACTGTAGCAACTTGAGAATTATAAGGTACTAAGTCAAGTACAAATAAATTATCTCCTCTGTTTTGAGTATTTGTAATGATTGAAGTTGCTTGTGAAGGCTGTAAAGAATCAAACAATCCAGGAGTCAATAAAAGATTAAACTTATAATCGTCCATGTTAGATAACAAGTTGATCATGTTGGTGTAGCTTCCGCTAGGAATACCTTGTGATCTGTTACCGTCTGTGATTGTGTTGTAGTATTGAGCGTTACCCATGATATCACCGGTAGCTCCGCTGAATGCTCCTGTGCCGTTCAAAGGAATTGAACTGGTGAATTGAGCTTTAGGAGCTCCAGAGTTATCAAAGTATCCAGGAGTTGGAGAAGGTACAGATTTAACTCTCAAGTATTTAGATTTTACTGCATAAGATCCAGTGATTTCTAGGTAGTAGCTAGTTCCTGAGCTTGCATAGTTGAAAGTCTGATCACCGATTACTTTTGCTACGTAGTTAGTATTTTTAGGATCTAAAGATAAGTTAGTCCAAGTTTCTAAAATAGAAGGTGAGTTTGTAGTATCGTCTCCTCTTCTTACCAACAGGTCGAATGTACCTGAAGCAGTGTTTGAATTAACAATCTGCCATCTGATGTTATCAATGCTTCCACTTGCTAAAGCACCATTTGAATCTACTGAAGATGAGCTATTCATAATAACTCCTTCAGATAAGGTTTCAAATACTACTGAACCGGAAGTGTTTGATCCGCTTACAGAACTTACTGCAGGATTGTAAGAACCTGATACAACTCTTGCAATCAATAGAGATTCTCCACCGTTGTTAAAATAGTTGTAAGCTGCAATTGAAGTAAAGTAAGTGTAAACATTGCTAGCACTTGTGAAAGTACTGCCGAAAGTGTTCTGGTATTGACTGTAGGATGTAACTACAGTAGGTACTTCTACGGGACCTTTTACTGTTGGTCCGATAATAGCTGCTCCCACCGTAACTGGTTGCTGGGTGATAAACGATTGATCGTTTTCTCTAGCGAGTACCCCTGGGGATATTAAAGTTTCTGCCATTTTGTTTTGATTGATTTAATAGTTCTAATATAAATAGTAAGTAAGCGTTCAAAACGCTTTAGGTATTCACGGTGAATCCTGAATGTTTTTATTACAAAACAGAGTCAGTTTCTATTCCGAATGATATTTTACCGGCTGATAAAAACCTTTTAACGCTGGTCAGATCTTTAGTGATTGTATCAGGGATAATGTAACCTCTTAATTTTATATTAAAGGCTGTTCTAACTAACCGTTCCTCTCCTTGATTTAGAGTAGTGTTGTCGGTAAAAGAATCTATTCTAGCTCTAAATTTGAATCGGTTAGGTTCTCCCCAGTATGCATCGGAAGCGTAGTTAATTGCTTCAACGATCTTGTTCATTTGTTCTCTATAGTAGGTCCAAATAACACATTCGTAAGTCAGGGTTACATAATCCGGTATAACAACTGCTTGATAGGTCTCTACAGGCTTTCTGTTATTTAAAACATCGAAGTTACTATAGGCTACTCCTTTCTGGTATTTCTTACCTACCACCGCGTAATTTAATGGGTTATTAGCATCTAGTTTATTAGCTACAGTGAAGTCTTTTTCAACTGATGAATTTTTAAACATGATAATAGGGCACATGATCTTATCATTCTTATCCCTATAGTAGCCGTCTTTCTGCACTGCTTTCCATCTTTCTGGATTTCCGTAGATAGTCGGTACTTCTATTCTTTGACCATTCTGAATAACGAATGGGTTGATTACGTTGTTAAAGTAGTAACTAACTGTTTGGTCAATATCCTCAATTCCAACTGTGTATGGTCTTTCAGTATCTCC